ATGGGCATCCGCAAGAGGGGCAACAAGTGGTTGGTGACGGCCGAGTCAGGCCGCGACGAGTTCGGCATCCGCCGGCGCGTCTGCCGCGCTGTGGACACCGAGGAAGAGGCCAAGCGCCTCGACGCCAAGCTGCAGCACGACGTCTACGAGGGCCGCCACATCAAGCCCTCGACGGAGCTCGTGCCCGACTTCTGTCAGCGCTTCCTTGACGGCCGCGACAAGCTGGCGCCGGCGACCAGGAATCGGTACGAGGGCTACCTGAAGCACGTGCGCCGCGATCTCGCTGCAGTGACGCTCGCCCGCTTCACGCCGAAGGTCGCAGTCAGCTGGAAGAGGAAGCAGCTCGAGAGCCACCTCTCGTCGAGCACGGTCCGCAAGCACCTCGTCTTCGTGCGAGCGGCCATGGATCGCGCCGTCGCCTGGAAGCTGATCGCCGAGAACCCGCTTCGCTTCGTCGAGCTGCCGGGAGAGGAGCCGCCGCCGTTCCACGTCTACTCACCCGCCGAGCAGGCTGCGCTCCTCTCTGCCGCGGCGCCGGCGGACGGCGCACCGGATGGCAACCACCGAGGCCGCAGCGACGGCAACCTCTACGTGCCTTTGGTCCTCGACCTCGCGACCGGTCTGCGCCGCGGCGAGCTGCTCGGGCTGCGCACGACCGATGTCGACCTCGCGCGCTCGCGGATCCATGTGCGCCAGGCGCTGCGCAAGCAGCGCGACGGCAGCTCAGCGATCGGGCCCTGCAAGACCCGGCGCAGCCGACGCACGGTCGTGCTGCCACAGTCAGTGGCGGACCTGCTCGCCGAGTACGCCGCCCAGCGGCCGAAGACGCGCAGCAACACCTTCTTCCTGACGCTTGCAGGCACGCCGTACACGCTGGACGGCTTCGAGTCGTCCTGGGGCCACGTGCGGGCGCGTGCCGCCGAGATCATGCGCCGGGACGCCGAGGCGATGGACGATCCGTTCGCAGAGGAGGCTGGCGACGAGCTCGCTGTCGCGCGCTTCCACGACCTTCGCCACACGCACGCCACTGAGCTGCTGCGCGCTGGCGTGCACATCAAGATCGTGGCCGAGAGGCTGGGCGACAGCGAGGCGACCGTGATGCGGACCTACTCGCACGTGCTGCCGGACATGCAGGAGTCGGCGGCAGCTGCGGTAGAGCCGATGCTGCGGGGATTGCTTCCTAGGAGGCGTCTAGAGTTGACGCCTCCGGACTAACGAACGCGGAGACTGACTGCGCGGCGTTGACCCCTAGTGTCCGGGACGTGAACTCGGCGGGACTCTCCCGCAGACGCCAAACGGTAGCCCGGAGGCTCCAGCCCAGCCGCCTTCAGCTGATGTGCGAAGTCCAGGCTCTCCGCCAGCTCTGACGGGTCGACCTGCGGATTCGCCTTCAAGATGTCGTCTAGTTCGAGAGTGCGCATCGCTATACGCCTCCTCCCCTCATCGACATGAATGGTGTATAGCTACCCACCATATGCACTGCGCCAACGTGACCCAGCTTGATCATGTAGTCGTCCAATAGACTGTAGTAGCAGCGGACGGCCTCGGCAATCTCGGCGTTCGCCCCGAAGTCGTCGATGATCAGGTTCAGATCTCTCTCGAGAACCTCTCGAGAGATGCCATGTCCGTGGGAGTGCCATCTACGCGTGTCGTTCAACTTCTTGGCGATGGTAGCCGCGCGGATCTTCTTCATGCGCATGGTGACGGGCCTTTGTGAGGTTCTGGTCTTGGACCAGCTCTTGAACTTGTACTTGACTAGCCACTCCTTGAGCAGGGTGATTGACAGCTCGCGGGCTTGATCGTACTTGTACAGTTCAGCTTGGTCGAAGCCGGAGATCATGAGCTGCACCTCGGCCATGGTGATGTCTCCATCCTTGGCCTTCTTCACCAGGGCCTCGTACCTCTCGAGATAGCCGAGTGCCGGGAGCATCTGTCCGTCACGCCCCTCGATTTGAGGGTCGATGGGCCCCAGCCTAGAGTAGTAGTCCATGTGGATGGCGTCGCCCGACATGGCAAGGATGGTTCCCGCTGAGTAGGCATAGTCGGGCACGATGAACTCGACGTGCCCGTAGTCTCGGCGGAACACATCGACGATGCGTCGCACCACCTCTACGTAGCCGCCCTCCGTGGTGAGGATGCACACCAACCGGGGACTACTCGGACTGCGACTGTCCACGGCGTTCCGAATGACCGTGTCCACGCCACTGACAAGTGGGCCGGTGAAGGCGATGGCGTCTGCGTCGAAGGTCTTCTGGAGATCCAGAATCCGAGCATCGAGCTGTTGTTCGATGAACTCATTGACGCTGTTCGGAGTTGCGGTGGGCATTCCCCTCCCCAGTGCCCGTCCGTACACCTGCTCTTGACCGCAACCATACCACTGCGGGCATCGTGCGAGGAGCCTCGTTGTTGATCAGACCCCTGAGAGGGGGCTCCCCTGCCCCTCACGGACATGGTTCGGCAGACGTCGGCGATTCCCTTAGAAGCCGGCAGACTAGGCCCGGAGAGCTGGTCAAGATTATTCAGGTCTCACAGCGGCGGCGCCCTACGCTGGCGCCGTGCACCAGACCGCCTCACAGACCGACCACCGCTGCCGCGACTGCGGCACCCCCCTCGCCCACGATCACGGCTTCGACCTCTTCTGCAGCACCTGCCAGCGGGCCCGCTGCGCCTGTGACCCCCGCCACGACCCGACCTTCGCCAGCCGCCTCCTCGAGCTTCTGAAGTCGAACCGGCGCCGACCGGTCAACGTCTACCGCGAGCTGGGCGTCGAGCCCTACGGCCTGATCGCCTGGCGCTGCGTCCAGGTGCATGTGCGCCGCTTCCGTCGCCACGGCCACCGCATCATCGGCCGCCACGACGGCACCTACGAGTACCGCGGCCAGCGTGCGGTCCGAAATGGCCGCGCCCGGCGCCGGGGTCGTCGGTCATCCTGACGGGCGATGTCTGACGCGACCCCCGATACTGCGCGCCTCCACGTCGAGTGGTGGCTGATCAGTCGCCCCATCCCCTACGCCCGCAACGCCCGCGTGTGTCCCGAGCAGGCGATCGTCAAGGTCGCGGGCAGCATCCAGGAGTTCGGCTTCAAGAACCCGATCCTGGTCGACGGTGAGGGCGTCATCATTGCAGGGCACACGCGCCTCGCGGCCGCGACGCGGCTCGCTCTCGAGCAGGTGCCCGTCATCGTCTGCGCCGACCTTTCGCCGGCGAAGGTGAAGGCGCTGCGGCTCGCAGACAACCGCACGGCCCAGGAGACCACCTGGGACGACGAGCTGCTCGCCGTCGAGATCGAGGAGCTGCTTGGGCTTGATCTCGACCTGGCGACCACCGGCTTCGACGAGGATGAGCTGGCCGCGATCCTGGCGGAGCCTACGGTGGGCAACGTCGACGCCGATGAGGCGCCGGCACCACCGGACGAGCCTGTGTCACGCATCGGCGATCTCTGGCTGCTCGGAGACCACCGCATTCTCTGTGGCGACTCGACCGACGCCGCTGACGTCGCGCACCTGATGGCCGGCGATCGCGCCGTGCTCATGGCCACCGATCCGCCCTACCTCGTCGACTACGACGGCTCGAACCACCTCACCACCAAGGGCGGCGTGCATGCCCAGCCGGCCGGCCTGGCCAGCGAGTGGGACAAGTACCAGGACCACGAGTCGGGCATCACCTTCTACCGCGACTTCATCATGGCGGCCAGGCAGGAGGCGCTCACCGATAACCCGGCCGTCTACCAGTGGTTCGCCGGCATGCGCGCCGACATCGTCTTCGCAGCCTGGCGCGAGGCCGGCCTCCTGCCGCACCAGCTGATGATCTGGAAGAAGAGCCGCGGCATCCTCACCCACGCGCACTACCTCTGGGACTACGAGCCGTTCATGTACGGCTGGGTCCAGGGCCACATGCCGAGCATGCGCCCGCCTGCTGGCGCGACCGCCACCTGGGAGGTCGGCAGCGCGATCGAGGACAACCCCGGCGCCGTCCACCCGACGATGAAGCCGGTGGAGCTGATCCGTCGCTGCATCGACCACCACACGAAGCCCGGCCAGCTCATCTACGAGCCCTTCTCCGGCTCCGGCACGGCGCTGATTGCGGCGGAGGAGACCGGTCGCCGCTGCCACGCGATCGAGCTCTCGCCGGCGTTCGTCGACGTGGCCGTGCAGCGCTGGGAGCGGTTCTCCGGCAAGCAGGCGACGCTCGAGGGAGACGGGCGCAGCCACGCCGAACTCGCCGAGGAGCGCTGTGGGTGAGACGCAGGAGCGCCACCGTCACGGCCCGCGTGAACGAGGTCTACGCGATGCTCCTCAGCGGCCTGCGCCGCGAGCAGATCGTGAAGCTGGCCCGCGACAAGCACGGCTGGGACGTCTCGCCGCGCAGCATCGACACCTACATCGCCCTCGCCAAGGAGCGCTTCGAGGAGGAGTCCAAGGTGCGCCGCGGCGCCGAACTCGGCAAGGCGATCGCACGCCTCGACTCGCTCTACGCGAAAGCACTCGCGCGCAACGACAGTCGCACCGCGCTCATGGCCGAGCGTGAGCGCATCGAGCTCCTGAACCTGAGGGCCTCGAGGGTCGACGACCGCGACGAGGTGCGCCGCTTCCTCGACGCTCTCGAGGGTGAGAGCTGATGCAGGTCCAGAAGCTCTCCGCCAAGCAGCGTGCGGCCGTGAAGTCCGCGACCCGGCGCCTCAACATCTGGGAGGGGTCTGTCCGCTCCGGTAAGACCTTCTCCAGCTTCGTGCCCTGGCTGCGCCACGTGATCGACGGGCCCGAGGGACCGCTCGCCCTGGTCGGCAAGACCGAACGCACGGCGAAGCACAACGTCATCGACCAGCTGACGGAGATGCTCGGGCCGAAGCGCTGCCACTACGTACAGGGCCGCGGCGAGCTTGAGCTCTGCGGCCGCGTCATCTACGTCGTGGGGGCCAACGACGAGCGCGCCGAGGAGAAGATCCGCGGCAAGACGCTCGCCGGAACCTACGTTGACGAGGCCTCCATCCTGCCCGAGTCATTCTGGCGCATGCTGCTCAGCCGCCTCTCGGTCACCGGGGCGCGGCTCTTCGCGACGACCAACCCCGATTCGCCGACGCACTGGTTGAAGCGCGATTACCTCGACCGGCCGGCGGTCTGGATCCGCGGCGACGGCGAGATGATCCTCGGTGACGAGCAGGCGCTCGACCTGGCTCGCTTCTCCTTTCGGCTGGCCGACAACGAGACGCTCTCGCCTGAGTTCATCGCAGCGCTTGAACGCGAGAACACGGGGCTCTGGCGCCGACGCTTCGTGCTCGGCGAGTGGGTGGCCGCCGAAGGCGCCATCTACGACATGCTGGACGTGACCGCCGGCGGCCGGCACATCGTCACCGAGCTGCCCGAGCTGCACGACCTGCGGCTCGCGATCGACTACGGCACCACCAACCCGTTCGTCGCCCTCCTCATGGGCGTCTCGGCCGAGCCACGGCTCTACGTGGCGCGCGAGTGGCGCTGGGACTCGAGGAAGAAGCACCGCCAGTTGACGGACGCCGAGTACGCGCGCGAGGTCGGCAACTGGATCGCGACCGGCTGCGGCGGCTACCTGCCCGGACTACCGGTGCCGATCGGGCGCGTCGTCGTCGACCCGTCGGCCGCCTCGTTCCGGGCCGCCTGGAAGTCGCACTTCGGCCAGGTCACGCACCCGGCAAGCAACGCCGTCGAGGACGGCATCCGCGAGGAGGCGAGCCTGCTCGCCGGCGGCCTCCTCGCCTTCCACGAGTCCTGCGCCGAGACGATCGCCGAGCACTCCGGCTACGTCTGGGATCCGAAGGCGACCGAGCGCGGCGAGGACGAGCCGCTCAAGGCAGCCGACCACGGACCGGACGCCTGCCGCTACGGCGTGCGGTCTTACCGCACAACCTGGCGGCGCTGGCTGCGTCTGCCCGCCAAGAGAGAGGAGGCCGCATGAGCCTGCCCACCAACTCGAAGCTGAAGTGGCCGCCACGGGTGGAGAACGCCGACGACCTCGCCACCTGGGGCGCCTGGTACTCCGGCGACCCCAAGCGGCTCATGGCCGACGCTGCTCCCAAGGGCGGCAAGAACCCGCTGGCGCGGCTGTTCTTCTGGAAGAGCCGGGAGCCGGTGCGCGGAGGCAAGCCCAAGCCCGGCCTGCACCTGCCGCTCGCCGGTGAGGTCGCGAGCGTCTCCGCTGACCTACTGTTCGGCGACGCCTTCGACCTCACGGTCGCAGACAAGGAAGCGGGCAAGCGGCTCGACGAGCTGCGCGGTGTGACCTCGCTGCAGAACAAGCTCCTCGAGGCGGCCGAGACCTGCAGCGCCCTCGGCGGCGCCTACCTGCGCGCCACCTGGGACAAGGCGGTCGCCGACGCTGCGTTCCTCACGACCATGCTCCCCGATCACGCGGTGCCTGAGTTCCGCTACGGGCGGCTCACCGCGGTCACCTTCTGGCGCGAGGTCGACGCCGGCGACGGGCAGAGCGGCGTCGTGTACCGCCACCTCGAGCGCCACGAGCCGGGCGTCGTCCTGCACGGGCTCTACCGCGGCGAGAAGAACCTCCTCGGCCACCCGGTGAGCCTCGAGGCCTCGGAGGAGACCGCCGGCCTCGAGGAGGTCGTCGCGCTGCCGGAACCGCTCGCGCGGCGCCTCGACGTCGTCTACGTGCCGAACGTGCTCCCCGACAAGCGCCGGCCGACCTCGCCCCAGGGCCGCGCCGACGTCGAGGGCTGCGAGACGCTGCTCGATGCGCTCGACGAGACCTACACCGCTTGGATGCGCGAGATCCGCGTCTGCAAGAGCTACGTGGTCGTGCCGAACGGGGCGCTTGAGGCGGGCGGCACCGGCCGCGGATCCGGGCGCACCTTCGACGCCGACCGCGAGGTGTTCACCGAGCTCGAGCTCGACGCCGCCGAGATGGGCGCGAGCGCGATCACGCCGGTCGAGTTCAACCTTAAGGTCGCAAGCTACTCAGACACGGCGCTGCACCTTGTCGAGCGCATCGTCTCCGAGTCAGGCTACTCGCCGCAGAGCTTCGGCCTCCGGATCGAGGGCCGCGCGGAGAGCGGCACCGCGCTCCGTCTGCGCGAGGCGCGCACCTTCAAGACGATGGCGCGCAAGCAGCGCTACTGGGCGCCGGGGACCGCCGAGGCCTGCGAGATCCTGCTGATCATCGAGAAGGCGGTGTTCGGGCGCGCGCTCACGCCGGAGCGCCCCGCGGTCACCTGGCCTGAGGAGACGGCGACCCCGCAGGAGACGGCCGAGACGCTGGTCGCTCTGCACTCGGCCGAGGCCGTCTCGATCGAGACCGGCGTGCGCATGGTCCATCCCGAGTGGGAGGACAAGCAGGTCCAGGCCGAGGTCGCGCGGATCCTCGACGAGCGTGGCACCAATGTCCCGGAGCCGGCGTTCTGACCCCCGAGCAGCTACAGGCCTTCGCTCGGCGCATCTCCGAGCGCTACCGAGACGCTGAGACCGACGTCGTCGTCATCCTTGCCAAGTACCTCAGGCGGGACCTCGACGGCGACGACTGGGCGCGCCTTCGGGTTCTCGACCAGACGAAGATGCGAGGTGAGGTTCGGGCCGTGGTGCGTGCGCTGCGCAGCACGATGAGCACCGAGGTCGCCTCTGTGCTTCAGGAGGTCTACGGTGCCTCGGGCAAGGAAGCAGCGCAGATGCTGGCCGCCGCCGGCGTCACGCGCGCGATCGCCAGCGAGGCCGCCGCCGGCGTCGCCTCTCGCCGCGCGCTCGCGGCGCTCGCCAGCGACCTCACGGCGCGGCTGGCGGCCACCGAGACGCGCATCCTCAGGGCGACCGACGACGTCTACCGTCAGGTGATCGCGAGGGCGACGACCGAGGGCCTCCTCGGCCGGATGACGCGCAGGCAGGCCGCGCAGGCGGCGCTCGACATGTTCGCAGGCCGCGGCATCACCGGCTTCATCGACGCGGCCGGCAAGAGCTGGAACCTCGCGAGCTACGCAGAGATGGCCTGCCGCACGGCGGTCATCAGCGCCGGGCGGGCCGGCAAGCTCGACGCGATGCGCGCTCGTGGCCACGACCTCGCGATCATCAGCGGCAACTCGGCCGGCTGCGAGGACTGCGCCGCCTGGGAGGGCGAGGTCGTCTCGATCGACGGCGCGACTGCGGGCTACCCGACGCTGGACGAAGCCACGACCGGCCACCTCTTCGGTCCGAACTGCGGCCACCAAGCCGACCCCTACGTGCCCGGCCTCACCGCGGAGCAGACCGTGGTCCGCTCCGACCCGGAGCGCTACGCGGCGCTCCAGCAGCAGCGCTACCTCGAGCGCGGCGTGCGCCAGTACAAGATGCGCGCCGCGGCGGCGCTCGACGACCAAGCACAGGCGGCCGCGGGCGCCAAGGCGCGCGAGTGGCAGGCGCGCCTGCGCGAACACGTCTCGACCAACGGTCTGCCGCGGCTCTACTACCGCGAACAGATCGGCAAGGCTATCTGACCCCCAAGGAGGGACCATGATCGGAAGACGATTCTTGCTCTGCAAGCCCGACGCCACCGGAGGTGCGGACGGCGGCGCCGGTGGCACGGACGACGACGCGAACAAGCCGAACCCGCAGGGCGGAGACGACAAGGGTGGCGGCGGAGACGACAAGGGCGGCGGCGACGCCGGCAAGGTGACCTTCACCCCCGAGCAGCAGGCGCACATCGACGCGGTTGTGGCTGACCGCGTCGAGCGTGCCAAGAAGACGGCAAAGGATCAGGCGCTCGCCGAAGCCAAGCAGCAGCGCGACCGCGAGCAGATGGACGAGCTCGAGCGCGTGAAGGCCGAGAAAGCCGACGCCGAGAAGACCGCCAGCGACGCCGTGTCCGAGCGCGACCGCATCCTCATCCAGTCCAAGGCCGAGGTCGCGGCGCTCGCCGCCGGCGTGTCGGCCGAACGGCTCGAGAAGGCGATCCGCCTGCTCGACCTCGAGGGCGTCACGGTGGACGAGGGCAAGGTCGACGCCAAGGCGATCGGCAAGGCCGTCGAGAAGCTCAAGGGCGAGATCCCGGAGCTGTTCGGCTCGTCGTCGGCCGACCGCAATGGCGGCGACTTCGGCGGCGGGGCGGGCAAGCGCACCTTCACCTCCGACGAGGTCAAGGCCATGAGCCCGAAGGAGTACGCCGAGCACCGCGACGAGATCATGGCCGCGATGCGCGAGGGCCGCTACAAGGCCTGAGCCGAGTCGCGGCAAATGGCCGCGCCTCCCCAGTGATCGCGCCCTAGAGTCGCAGCAGCATGACGCCCCCACGGGGGCAGCCGACGGGCTCTAAACGGGGTCGATCCGGCCAGGGGCAAGAGCCTCCCACCCAGAGGCAGCCGACGGGCTCAAAGCGGGACCGTTCACATCTGAGGTGGGAGGCTCATCTATGAGCGTCGACACGTTCATTCCTGAGGTCTGGAGTCAGGAGCTCCGGGCCGCCTACGAGAAGAACCTCGTCTTCGGCTCGCTCTGCAACCGGGACTACGAGGGCGACATCGCCCAGTCCGGCGACACGGTGCACATCAACAGCATCGGCGAGCCGACCGTGGACGACTACGACGGTGACGAGGACATCACCGTCGAGGATCTGTCCACCACGGATCAGACCCTGCTGATCAACCAGTGTAAGTACTTCGCCTTCAAGGTCGACGACTGCGACAAGCGCCAGGCGGCCGGCAACATGCTGACCAAGGGCATGCAGCGCGCGGCCTACAAGATGAAGGATGCGGCCGACCAGTACGTCGCCGGCCTCTACACCGGCGCCGACTCCGGCAACGTCATCAACACAGTGCACATCAACTCGGGCGACACGGCCTATGAGCAGCTCATCAACCTGGGCGTGCTCCTCGACCAGGCGAACGTCCCCGACGAGGGCCGCAACGCCGTCGCTCCGCCCTGGTTCTTCGGCCTCCTGGTCACGAGCAAGTACGCGACCAACGCTGCCTTCCAGGCCGCGAACGCCGCGATCCAGAGCGGCAAGATCGGCGAGATCGCCGGCTTCATGCTCCACAAGAGCAACAACGTGAAGGTCATCACCGGCGACGACTACGCGGTCACGGCCATGACTGAGGACGCGATCACCTTCGCGGACCAGATCAACGAGACCGAGGCCATGCGCATGGAGAAGCGCTTCGCGGACCTGGTCCGCGGGCTGCACCTCTACGGCGCCAAGGTGGTCGAGCCCAAGGCTCTCGCCGTCCTCAAGGCGAGCAAGACCGCCGTCAGCTAACCCCACCACCGGACGAGCAGTGACGAGCCGGGGCGGGGCGCCGATGGGTCCCTCGCCTCGGCTCTCCTTCAAGGAGGAGAGCGATGGCCAAGGCCAAGAAGACCGACACCCTGATCGTCAGGGGCGGCGGCGGCGCCGTGTGGGAAGTCGACGACTCGCCAGCGATCCGCAACCAGATCGAGTGTGGCTACCTGGAGTTGGTGCGCGGCACGAAGACCACGCGCAAGGCGCCGACGGAGCCCTCCGGCGACGAGAAGCCGAAGGTGCCCACGGGCGACGAGAAGCCGGCAGGCGGCGAAGGCTCGGACGCGGGCGACTCCGGGGACGTCGCGAGCGGGCTCGAGGACGGCGACGAGAAGCCGGCGGGCGACGACGACGGCCAGGGGGACTGACGCATGGCCCCCTGGTACGAGATCCCGCGCACCGGCGGCGTGCCGATGTACTTCGACCGCGAGCGCCCCGACCTCGAGCCGGCGGAGGCGCCGGCGGCCGCGGCCGGCGAGAAGCCGGCGCGCAAGCAGAAGGCCGCTGAGAAGCCCGCCGAGAGCGAGGCGAAGGCCGGCTGATGCTCTCGCCGTACGCCACCATCGACGAGCTCGCGGACTTCCTGGGCAGCCGCTCGGCGCCGATTGACGCGGAGCGGCTGCTTCGCCGCGCCAGCGAACGTGTCGACTCCCTCGTCACCGCGGGCTTCGCCGTCGACTCGGACGGCATTCCCACGGACGCAGGTACGGCCCGCGCCCTGCGCGACGCCTGCTGCGCCGTGGTCGAGTTCTGGATGGAGGTCGGCGAGGAGAACGACCTCGACGGCCTCGCGGGGACGCCGGTCTCGGCCGGCGGCTTCACCGGCAGGCGCGCGCCGGCCAACTCGGTGCGGGCCATCCGCATTCTGCGGAAGGCAGGCCTCCTGTGATCCCCTCGGCTGCTCTCAGGCAGGCGCTCACCATCACGCCGCGCACCGGCGAGGGCGCGGCCGGTCCGCTGTACGGCGGCCCCGTCACCTACAGGGCGCGCATCGAGGCGAAGCACCGGCAGTCCCGCGACGCGAGCGGCATCGTGCGCACCAGCGACTTCGTCGCCACCCTCCGGCCAGATGCCGCGGTCGCCACGGGTGACCAAGCTCTCGTCGACGGCAGCACATTCGTGGTCCTCAAGGTGACCCCGCTGCGGGACCTCACGCGGCTCATCGGCTACGAGGTCGAGCTGGGATCCCCCGGTGGACAGGTGAGGCGCTGATGGGCTTCCGGATGACCGTGAAGAGCGACAACCGGGCTCAGGTGAAGGCCGCCGCCGGCAAGGCCGCGGCCGGATCCGTCGAGGACGCCGCGAACGAGCTGCTGCGGGCGGCCAACGAGTCCGTGCCGTACCGCGAGGGCGTGCTCGAGGGCTCGGGCGAGGTGAGCGTCGACGCGTCCGGCAAGAAGGCTCAGGTGAGCTACGGCGGCGAGGCTTCGGCCTACGCCGTGCGCCAGCACGAGGACACGACGCTCTCGCACCCCGGCAAGGGCCGCGCCAAGTGGCTCGAGTATGCGGCCAAGGAGAACGCCGCTCGGCTCGGCATGAGCATCGCGACCGGCGTCCGGGAGCGCCTGGGATGATCTCGCGCGCCCTCGCCAAGTACCTCGACGCCAAGAGCCTGGCCACTTACCGGCCGGCCGGCTGCGGCGACTGCTTCCTCGAGCATCTGCCCGACGACCCGGACGTTGCCCTGCAGATCCTCTCGACCGGCGGCAATCCGACGCCGGCGGCCTCCACCTGGGGCTACAACGAGCCGACCGTGCAGCTGCTCACGCGCGGGGTGCCCGAGGACGCCGAGAGCCCGCTGGTGTGGGCCACGCGCCTCTACGACGAGCTCCAGGGCCTGCGCTACCTGACGCTCGACGACGGCGGCGAGGACGAGGCCTACCTCGTCGAGTGCAGCTCACTGCAGACCGCCCCCGTGAACATCGGCCCCGACGAGAAGGGCCGCTACCGCTACTCGCTCAACTTCGCCCTGCACGTCAGGGCGCTGACCGCACACCGCAACTGACGGAGGCAGATACGCCATGGCAGGCACCCCCGACAAGGTCCTCCTGAGGGACTTCACGTGCAAGATCAACACCGGCACCGTCGCCGTGCCCGTCTGGACGCCGATCGGCGGCCTCGACGAGGACGGCATCACCGAGAGCCGCTCGGATCGCACCACCGACTTCATGGACGCGAACTCGGGCGGCGCCGCGCGCCCGCGCGTAATCGGCCGGTCCTACACCTACACCCTCAAGGGCGCTCGCCTCGAGGCGGCGAGCGACGGCACGCGCGACCCCGGTCAGGCCGCGGTCGAGCTGCTCCAGGACGAGGTCGTGGCGGACAACATGGCTCAGTTCCAGATCGAGAGCCCGCCGGCTGCGACCCCCGAGACCATCACCTTCATGGCCGCCGTCTCGGTCGCCGGCCTCGGCGACACGAGCAACAAGGCGAGCTGGGGCGCGACACTGCTCGTCGACGGCATCCCCACGAGGGCGTGAACATGGCCGGCAAGTACATCGACTTTGACGCGGCCATCGCCGAGTCTGAGGAGCGGCCGGTCGTCGTCCGCTACCTCGCCCGCGACTGGGAGCTCTACCCGTCGATGCCGGCCAAGCCAGCGTTCCGGCTCCTGCGCCTGCAGGCAGAAGGGCTCGGCGAGGCGCAGCTGGGGCGTGCCGAGATGCTCGCCTTCATGGCCGAGATGGTGCCGGGCGAGGTGCTCGACGCCTGGCTCGACGGCGGCCTCACGATCGAGCAGCTGGGGCGGCTCCTGCGCCTCGTCTTCGACGTCTACCAGGGCGATGCCGAAGCGGGCGCCGAGGGGGAAGCGGAGGGGCCCCAGACGGGCCCTACGCCTTCCTCGAGCACTGGGTCGCGGTAGAGGCCGACTTCGCGCGTGAGTACCGCATGGACCTCCTGGCCGAACTGGACGCCGGCATGACCTGGCGGCGCTTCCGCGTGCTGCTCGCCGGCCTCTCCGGGCGTTCGGTCTACCGCGCCCTCCTCGCCGGCGGTCCGACCAGGGTCTACACGGCTGAGAACGCCGCCGACTACTTCGCGCGCTTCCCCAAGGCGGACCCCCAGTGAGCGGGCTCACTGTCGCAGAGCTGGTCGCGACGCTTGGCATCGACGATCAGGGGTTCGGCACTGGCCTCGACGGCCTGCTCGGCAAGTTCGGGCCGTTCGAGGCCGGCGGCGTCGCGGCACTGGCCGGCATCGCCGGGGGCTTCGCCGGCGCCGGGCTCGCCGCGCTGCACTTCGGTGAGGAGTTCGACTCCGCCTACGACGGTATCCGCATCGCCACCGGGAAGACCGGCGACGCGCTCGCCGGCCTCGAGGCGGACTTCAGGCAGGTCGTCTCGAGCGTGCCGACCGACTTCGCCTCGGCGTCGACGGCGATCGGCGACCTCAACCGCCGGCTCGACATCACCGGCGAGCAGCTGCAGGAGCGCTCCGAGCAGTTCCTCGAGCTGAGCCGCATCACGGGCACCGACGTCGCCGCAAACATCCGCGACGTCACGCGCCTTTACGGTGACTGGTCGGTAGCCGGCGAGCGGCAGGCGGCGACGCTCGACATGCTCTACCGCGCCTCGCAGCAGTCCGGGCTCAGCGTCTCAGAGCTCTCCACCGTGGTGGTCGACAACGGTGCGACGCTGCGCCAGCTCGGGTTCGACCTCGAGGGCTCGATCACCATGTTCTCCAAGTTCGAGAAGGAGGGCGTCAACGCGAGCAAGGTGATCCAGGGCTTCGGGCAGCTGAACAAGTACGCGACCAAGGAGGGCCGCGACGGCATCGAGGTCTGGAATGAGACCGTCAAGGCCATCCAGAGCAGCACCGAGGCGAAGGCCAAGGCGATCGGCCAGGAGGTCTTCGGCGTGCGCGCGGCCAACGACATGGTGGCCGCGATCCGCGAGCAGCGCTTCAGCTACGAGGACCTCGAGAAGTCGATCGTCAAGGGCAGCGACACGATCGCCAAGGCGGCCGACGACACGGCCGACTGGCGCGAGTCGCTCACCCTGCTCAAGAACAAGGCCCTGGTCGAGCTCGAGCCGATGCTCTCTGACCTGTTCGGCGCTCTCGGCAAGGGCGTCGATGCCTTCGCGGGGCTCGACGAAGGCACGCAGAAGGCCACCCTGACCGTGGCCGCTGCGGTCGCTGCCATCGGACCGCTCGTCTACGTGGGGAACGCCCTGGTGGCCGCCTATGGGTCGCTGGCCGCCGCCGCAGCGACGGCGGCTGCCTCGCAGGCGACGCTCACGGCTTCCCAGGTGGCTGGCTCCCTTGCCACGGGCGCCCTTCTCGGTGAGACCACGGCGCTGCGCACTGCGATGCCGCTGATGAGCGGCGCCGGCGTCGCGGGGCTGGGGGCGATCGGCATTGCCGCCGGGGCGCTTCTCTGGAAGCTCAAGGACATCCACGACGAGACCATGGACATCTACGCCGAGGTGGATGCGCTCTCCGACCAGGTGACCGAGCAGATCAACCGTCTGGGCCAGCTGCAGCGTGCGCGCCCCGAGGGCGTCACCAACCGCATGACGCGGCGCATCCAGGACCAGATCATGAAGGTCACGGTCGAGACGAACGGCACCGCCGACCTCTCGAAGCTCGAGGCCAAGATGGCCCTCTTCAAGCGCTTCGCGAAGTTCGAGTACCCAGGCTTCTCCAGCCTCACCCTCGACATCAAGACCGGCAAGCTGAAGGGCGCCGACCTCACCTACACGTTCAACAAGCTGCGCACCGAGATCATCCGTCAGCTGCACGTGACTGAGCGCGAGGCCGACCAGATCCTCAGTGGCATCTTCGGCAAGAAGTACAAGGCCATCAAGATGCCCAAGGTCAACACGAGTGCCTGGGATCGGCTGCCGACGGAGTTCGAGAAGAACACCGAGCTTGTGGCCAAGGTGGCGAACAAGAACGGCGCGGCCGCCGCGCAGCAGCTCATCGCCGCCTTCCAGCGCGCCAACCGGCCGGCTCCGTACAGCGTCTCGGCCGCCAAGGCGGCGCAGGCGATCCGCACGCAGCTAGACGCTCTGCCCGGCTACGGCCAGGGCCTCGGCGCCAACCTCGCGAACAGCGTCGCGGCCGGGATCTCCAGCGCGACCGACAGCGTCGCGGCCCGCGCCGAGCAGATGGTGCGCATGGCGATTGCGCGGGCCAAGCAAGCGGCTGATGCTCGCTCGCCCTCTCGCAAGATGATCGCCTTCGGCCGCGACGACATGGCCGGAGGCTTCGCTCTCGGTCTGCTTGCCGGCATCCCTCGAGTGGCATCCGCTGCTGAGCAGATGATCGGCAGCGCCATGGGCCCAGGAGGGCGGGCCGTGAGCGCCGGACCTCGGCAGCTCGCCGCCCTCGGTCCCATCAACCTGACCGCCCGGCTCTACCTCGACGGTGAGTTCATCCAGGAGATCGCGGTCGAGGCAGCGCAGGACGTGGCCGCCGGTCAGTCGCGCGGCGAGGTTCTCACCGAGCGTGCGACGAGGGCGGGCTACTGATGGCCGACTTCTTCGCGATGATGCCGGGCCCCATCCATCTGCGGCTCGACCTCTCAGACCTGCGGCTTTCCGAGGTTCTGCACAACCTGATCTACGGCAAGGGCGCGCGTAGCGGCGTGCCGCGTGTCGTCGCCGTCGACCACAACGACGTGCGCGAACTGGCCGGTACTCTGCTCATCGAGGCCGACACCAAGGACGCGGCGATCGCCCAACTCGCGGCCATCAACACCCTCTTCCGGACCGGTACGACGCTCATCCTGCGCTCCCGCGGCGCGACCAGATCCGTGACCCTCACGGTGCTTCCCAGCCCGCGCGCCGTGCCGCCATTCGACGACGGCCTCTGGGAGGCCGACAGCGTCAAGGTGGCCGGGCGGGTGCCGTTTCTCCTGAAGTGCGAGCAGTACGCGCGCCGGTCCGAACTCACGCTCGTGAACGCCGCTTCGATCACGGCCCCCTGCATCGTCGACCTTCCCGGCCTCACGGGCGACTACGCGACGCCGCTGCAGGTGACGCTGGCAGGCGCCGGCGGCGCCAAGGTGCGAGCCGTCTATCTGGCGATCCTGCGCGACACGGCCAACCCCATCGGCGCCTACGTGCGCGAGGGCGAGGCGAGGACGTGGACAGGTGGCACCGCGGTCACGGCCAGCAGTTCGAACGCGCGCGGCGGGTCCTACGTGCGTAACGACGTCCTGAACGCGCCCCTGTACGCGGCGGTCACGGACACCGACCTGCCCGCCGGGACGCACATCGCGCTGATGCGCGGCCTGCTCACCGGGACGGGGACCTACCGCATCATGGACCCGCTCACGGGAGCGGAGCCCTGTCAGAAGACGTTCGCTGGGGTCGGCTCCGCATGGCATCTGTTCGAGACCGGCTCCCTCAAGCTGCCAGTGCGCAAGGTCCGCGGCAGCGGCGCCAGCTCGCACTCGATCGGCTTCGGGGCGACGGTCTCCGGCCAGGCCTCGCTCGACTACTACGCGATGGTCCCCACGCGGTGCGGCTGGGCGCGCTATGCGCCGCCTCCGGGATCGGCGGCCGACCAGGCAAGCCTCACCTTCGACTACGACCACCTCGTCTACGACGAGGGCGGGGTCGCGGTGAGCGCCCTCCTCGGGCACTCCGGCGGCCTGCTCGCGCAGCCGGGCGATCGCCTGCTCGTCGTCGGCATCGCCGACTCACCGACTGGCGGGACGCTTGGCGCGACCTGCACCGTCAAGGCCATCCCGAGGCACGCGCTGTGGGCCTGACGCTGCCGATCAAGACGATCGTCGTCGGCGGCGAGGACCTCACCGACGTCGTCGAGCAGGACTCGCTGCAGCGGGGCATGACCCTGCGCGGCGAGTCGGCTGCCGTGTTCGACATCCTCGTGGAGGGCGAGAACGAGGTGGTCTCCAATGCCCTGCGCCGCGACGCCGCCGTCGACATCATCGTCGAGGGCGAGGCTCGCTGGTGCGGGCACGTCGTGGACATCGAGGATCCCGATCCGCAGGATCTCGTTCTCTCCGTCGAGTGCGCCGGCGAGTGGGACCGCATGCACCACCGCGAGGACTACTCGCGCGCCTTCGTCGACACGCGGTACGACAACATCCTCGAGCACCCCTACAAGAGCCTCGTGGGGGTCACGCTGAACGACGTCCTCTCGGTCGAGAACGACGGCAAGCAGATCAACTTCATCCTGCCGCAGGGCTCCATCATCCGTGCGGGGCATGGCGTCGTGCTCTACTGGTGGCCGCTCGACGGCAAGCGCGCGCTCGCGGTCAACGCGCTAGGCGGCCAGTGGACCTGCGCGGGGAACGCGGCGCTCGTCTGCAAGATCTTCATGTTCACGGACGAGCCGTTCAACGCGACCGCCGACTACGTCGCCCAGACGGTCTACTCGCAGCCGGGCTCCTCCGGCAGCTTCAGTGTCTCTGTCGCAGACCGCACCTACAAGGGCTGCCTGATCGCCTGCTCGGCGTATTCGACCTTCACCACCGCTGCTCCCACCACGGTGGAGAACTCGATCCAGCTGCGCTTCTTCACCCGCCACATCGACAACTGGCCGGCGCCGCGCGTCGACCAGGCCGTGGGCGCCGTGTTCAGCGACGTGTACCCCGGCGTGGCCCAGCGCACCGAGGCGATCGGCGGGGCGCTCAATCAGCTCATGATCGACCCGTTCGAGACGCCCGCGGAGGCCGTCCAGGAGATGCTCGCCAAGGCCGCCGTGCCGCCGCGGTGCGGGGTGTTCCATCGGGTGCCGACCTGCGTGAACCGGCCCACCGCTCCGAGCGATCTCTCGCGCCTCTGGGTGGTCTCGAAGGACCTCACGCCGGGGCTCAAGTGGCGGGTCGGCTACGACGGCGCCGCCTCCAAGGACTTCGTCGCGCTCACCTACAACCGCACGATCACGACCGCGATGCAGTACCCGAGCGGCCAGCCGTTCGTCGAGTACTTCCCCGACGGCGCCATCAACGCCAAGTACGTCGCCGAGCAGGACTGGTCCGCCCGCGTCGCGCGCATCGACACCGGAGCCGACCTCCCCGGCAGCGAGGCCGCAGCGGCCGTGGTCCAGGCCTACGCCTACTACCACGAGCTCGTGCAAGGCCAGGCATCCGTCCCCTACGAGCTCCACGACGGCGCCGGCAACCTGCGCTCGATCGAGCACATCGAGTCCGGCGACTGGATCGTCAACGTCGGCAAGGTCGACGCCAAGAAGGCCGGACCGTTCCTCATCGACGAGGTGACGATCCAGGCCGGCATCGCGGACATCGCGATCGGCGCCACTGAGGGCTACTCGTTCGAGAGCCCATACCGGCTGCCGTTCAAGGGCCGCTACTACCGGGCGCGCCGCGTTCGGGAGCGCTACCGCAAGTGGAGCAAGTCCAAGACCAAGCCCAAGGGCCGGGGCTGGCACAAGCGCGGCAAGCGCTGGTGGCGGTGGGCGTACCGGTTCGTCAACCAGGAGGGCTACTACGCATGAAGAGACGTCTTGTCATCTGCGCGCTCTGCGCGCTCATCATCGGCGCTGCACTTGCGGCCGCGGCCCCGGCGCGGGCCGACGAGCTCGCGGACGCGAAGTCCGCGTTCGCGCGCCAGTACGAGGTGGCGCAGGTCGCCTGGTTCCGCATGGCCGGGGCCTCGCTTTGCGTGAGCGGCGCCCGCGTCATGGCGCGCGACTGGGAGACGCCGGCGGAGGCTGAGGCCGACCTCGAGGTGTGGAAGGCAGCGACGGCTGAGATGCAGCTCCTGCGTGAGCAGTTCCGCACCCGCGCTGACCGGCTCATCGACCTCATCAAGCGCCCAGGGCGCCGAAGCATCGCGCAGTGGCGCAAGACTGCTGAGTGGTTGGAGTCCAGGAATCCCGCGAGCGAGAACACGGAGGCTGACGCGCGCGACGTCCTGCGTCTCTTGCGAGCTCGATACGGTGCACGCCCGCGGCTCGCGCATCCGATGCGCACTATGCGCACGCTCGACCGTGAGTGGTTCGCCCGCCACCACCGACACGACTTCGAACCTGTGACGCTGTAGAGGAGGCGAGGATGCCCGACGAGTGCCCCTGCGCCATGGTGCGCGAGCTCGACCACGACGTGAATGGCAACGGGTCCGAGGGCCTGCGCGTCCAGGTCGCCCGCATGGACGAGCGGCAGGAGACGATCTTCCGCAAGCTCGATGACATCAAGAGCGAGATCGACTCAGCCTCTCGCGGCCGCCGCGCGCTCACCTCGTCCATCGTCGCGGGCCTCATCGTTGGGCTGCCGACGCTCACCGTCTCGATCATCGCTCTCGTCCGCTAGGAGGACCACCATGAAGCTCATCAAGCACGCCTGGCACTGGCTCGGGGCACTCACCAAGGTGAGTTACCACCCGGGCGTCGTCTGGCACCACTCAGACGGCTACGGGAGCCCTGAGGCCATCCACGCCTATCACCAGCGCCTGAGTCCCCCGGACCTCGGCATCGCCTACCACTTCTACGTGCGCCTGAATGGCGAGGTGCACGTGGGCCGGCCGCTCGGCACGCGTGGGGCGCACTGCCTGGATCACAACGACTGGGTCGGGGTCTGCGCGGAAGGCCGCTACGAGCAGAACAACCCGATGCCGGCCAAGCAGCTGCGGGCCCTGCAGGAGCTGCGCGACTGGCTCCACAAGCGGCCGAACGTGGGCAAGGCCGACAAGCGGCACAGCGAGATGCCGGGCAACTCGACTGCTTGCCCCGGCAAGTACTACCCGTTCGCCAAGGTGACCGGCGGCGCTCCCAAGGAGCCGGCGCGGATCGAGCTGACCAAGGACAGCATCACCGTGCCGCGCATGCACAAGCCGCACCGCGCCGGCTGGTGGAACCACGGCCTCGTGCCCTACATCGAGCGCCTGCGTGACCAGGGGTCCGGGAAGCGCGTCGACACGGAGCGGAGTGACGACCGCATCGAGATCCCGGTGCCGAAGCGGCGGCCGTCCTGGTGGGCGAAGATGATGCGCTGGCGGCGCAGCCAGAGGGCCGCCTGACGTGACGAGCCCCCAAGGAAGGGGGGCGGGCCGCCGGCTTGGAGTGGGATGGAATTCGCCCCGGCGGCCCGCGCCTACTAGGAACGCTCAGCTCGCGCGTGGTCCTAGCGCCCTGAGCGCCGCCTGAGCCGCTCATGGGCCTCATCGGCAACGCGACAAGCACCGGCAACAACCCGACGTCGGGCTCCTTCGCCCTGCCGTCAGGGTGGCAGGCGGGCGACCTGCTGATCGGCTGGCTCTACACCTACGACGCCGCGAAGGCGTTCGCAAAGCCCGCCGGGATGACCGAGCTCGTGAACTACGCCTCGAGCGGCTACGGGCGCCTCTGGGTCGGCTGCCGGGTGCTGCAGGCCGGTGACGGGGCGCAGGCCTGGACCTCGTCCTCGGTCGCGAACTCGACCACGATCTGGTCGGCCGACCTCTACCGTGGGTACGACGCGATCGACGCCGTCTGCGCGGCCGCGCGCACGACGCAGAACAGCAACTCGACGCAGTTCCCGTCTGTGACGACGCAGACGGCCGCCGCGCTCGTCGTCGCGATCGCTGGTAAGAACAACGACGCGAGCGCCGCGCCGGCGATGAGTGGCTGGACGCTGGCATCCGGAGACACGGCGACCGCCGGGAGCGACGCGACCGGGCTCGCGGCCTACAAGGAGGCGGCAAGCCCGGGGACGGTGAGCCCGCCGAACGCGACCTACTCGGGCGGCGCGACCACCGACGACTCGATCGCCTTCACGCTGGCCCTCAGGCCGACCACCCAGAGCGAGGTGGGCGGGTCAGACGCGCCGGTCAGCGTGGCCGCGAGCGGAGGCGGCTCTGCCCAGGAGTCGGCCTCCGGCGGGTCGGTCGCCGCGGCGGACAGTGGCGCGGTCGGTGCCGGCGTCGCGCATGAGCAGGCGGGCGGCGGGGCAGCCAGTGGCGCCATCGTCTCTGCCACCGGAGAGGGCACGGCGGTCGAGCAAGCGGCCGCCGGCTCGGCTGCTGGCGTCAGCGTCGGCGTGGGCGGCGGCGGAGCAGCTGCAGAAGCGGCCGGCGGCGGATCGCTGGTGGTCGTCACGGTCCAGGCGTCGGGCGCCGGCGGGGCGAGCGAGCAAGCGAGCGGCGGATCCGTCGTCGGCGTCGGCGCCGCTGGAGCTGGGGCCGGCGCTTCGAACGAGGCCGCCTCTGGCGGCGGGGCGGCCGCTCTCGTGGTCTCGGCTAGCGGCGGCGGCAGCGGCAGTGAGGAGCAGCCGGAGCAGAACGAGTTCGGTGGATCGGTCGCTGGCGTCGCCATCGGTGCCACCGGCGGCGGATTCGCCCGCGAGGTCGTTGCGGGCGATGGGGTCGCCGAGACGGCAATCTCGGCCGCAGGCGACGGCTCCGCGGTAGAGCAAGTCCCTGGAGGATCCTGGGCCGGCGTCGCCGCGCAGGCCGCGGGCGGCGGGCAGGCGCGCGAGCTTGTCGCCGGCGCCGGCGCCGCCGTCGTGGCAGCCGTCGTATACGGGGAGGGCCAGGGCCTCGAGGAAGCGCAGGGCGGCGCGATTGCAGCCCTGTTCATGGTCGCCATCGGCGCCGGCGACTCCGGCGTCGCCGCGGCCGTCGGCATCACGACCGGAGCTGCGCGCCGGGGCCTCGCTGCGCGGCCGGCCGCCGGCGGCATCAGTACGGGAGCAGGAGCCCCGGGGCTCGGGTCTCGCGGCTCGCGGGGCATCAGCACGCAGAAGGCGAGGAGGTCGCCCATATGAGCGAATCAGAGCCGGTCTGGATCGGGAGCCTCGACGCGGTGCGTCGCGGCGACATCGTGGACCGCTACATCGACGTCTCGGCCGAGCTCGAGGGCGACGAGACGGTGACGGACGCCGCGCTCACGCTCGCCGATGGCGACGGAGCGCAGCAAGAGAACGCCGTGAGCGGCATCAGTCCGCCGGAGACCGGCGGCCGGGTCGACTTCCGCATCACGGTCCCCGGCTCGGCCGGCTCGTACCGGATCACGGCAGTGTTCACCATCAGCGACGGCCAGCGCATCACCCGCACCTGCGGGCTGCCGGTCGTCTGAGACAGGAGGTCTCTCAGATTGAACGACGCATACCTCGAGGCGCTCGCCACGCATGGCAAGGGCCTGATCACCCACATCGGCCTGGTCAACGCCAGCGGCACGCCCGTTGGCGACGCACGCAAGGCCGTCACCTGGGGCGCGAACGACGGCGACGGCGACTTCCTGATGAGCGCCAACCTGGTGTTCAACATGAGCGCCGGCCAGGTCGTCGCGGGTTGGCGCGGCTACTCCGCTGCGAGCGGCGGCACCGACTACGGCGGGGCTCCGCTTACTCAGGTGACGTTCGGGAACCCGGGGACGTACACGCTGCAGGCGAGCAGCACCGGGATCTCGCTCTCGGCTTCCTGAGGTTCGCCGCTGGTCTGTGGTGCGGAGGATCCGCATCACGAAGGGCGCCCCGCCGGTCATCCTCCGCCGGTGGGGCGCTTGCTCTACTAAGACCTTCTTCCGAGTGATAGCCTCCAGGCGTCAACCGTGGCCCACTCGAGGCTGCTTGGACGACCGCGGAGGGCCACGTGGCCGCACCTGATGCCGTACTTGAGCTGGTCGAGCGTTTCGCGCGCGATCGTGACCAGCGCCCGGGTCTCGCCTGCAATGGGGGACGGGTTCGTCGTGAACGGACTCTCGAGCCGTGACGGCGCCACTCACTCCGGCGGACTTCGTCCGCAAGTGGGCAGGGAACGCACGCACTGAGCGTGCCGCCTCGCAGGAACACTTCATCGACCTCTGTCGCATGCTCGGCGTCCAGACGCCCAATGAGGCCGACCCGATCGGCGACGAGTACGCCTTCGAGAAGGGCGTCGAGAAGTCAGCCGGCGGCGACGGCTTCGCCGACGTCTGGAAGCGCGGCCACTTTGCATGGGAGTACAAAGGCAAACACAAGGACCTGAAGGCGGCGTACCAGCAGCTGCTCCAGTACCGCGAGGCGCTGGACAACCCGCCGCTGCTCGTCGTCTGCGACCTCGACCGGTTCGAGGTCCATACCAACTTCACCAACACGCCGGCCACTGTCCACTGCTTCGACCTGGAACGTCTCCTTGCCGAGCCCGCGGAGCCGTTGCGGCTGCTGCGTGCAGTCATGGAGCATCCGGAAGAGTTGAGGCCTGGCAAGACACGCGACGAGCTGACCGCACAGGCGGCCACCGACTACGCTTCGCTGGCGGAGCGGCTGCGCGCCCGGGGCCACGAGCCGCGTGAGGTCGCCCACTTTCTCGACAAGCTGCTGTTCTGCATGTTTGCAGAGGACGCCGGTCTGTTGCCGCGCAATCTGCTGCGGCGCCTCGCCGCCGCCGGCAAGGATGACCCCGAGGTGTTCACCGGTGGCCTGCGCGAGCTGTTCGCCAAGATGGCCGAGGGTGGCGGCCTCTTTGGCGCCGAGCGCATCGAGTGGTTCAATGGCGGCCTCTTCGACAGCGCTGCCGTACTTGCGCTCTCGCGCGAGGAGATCGCCCTCGTTGACCGTGTCTCGCGGCTCGACTGGTCGCAGGTCGAGCCGGCCATCTTCGGCACGCTCTTCGAGCGCGGCCTCGACCCCGCCAAGCGCACCCAGCTCGGTGCCCACTACACCGACCGCTCCTCGATCATGCGGCTGATTGAGCCGGTGCTGCTCACGCCGCTGCGCAAAGACCTCGAGGCGACCAAGGCGAGAATCGAGGCGCTGCTCGCTGAGGGCAAGACGATCACGGCGCGTACGCCGGCGGGCAAGAACCCCGCAGCAGTCTTCAACGCCTTCCTCGAGAGGCTTCATGCGGTGCGCGTGCTCGACCCCGCCTGCGGCTCTGGCAACTTCCTGTACCTGGCGCTGCTCGCCCTCAAGGACCTCGAGCACGAGGCCAACGTGTGGGCGTCGGGCGCTCTGGGCGTGCCCATCCAGTTCCCGCGCGTCGGGCCCGAGGCGGTGCTCGGCATTGAGCTGAGCCCCTACGCGGCCGAGCTCGCTCGCGTGGTCATCTGGATCGGCGAGATCCAGTGGATGCTCTCGCACGGATTCGCGTATGACCGCGACCCGATCCTTAAGCCGCTGGACACTATTGAACAGCGAGACGCGCTGCTCGACCTTAGCGACCCCGAGAGTCCAGGCGAGGCGCAGTGGCCGAGCGCAACCTGCATCATCGGCAACCCGCCGTTCTTGGGTGGCAAGCTGCTGCGCGCCAACCTTGGCGACGAGTACGTCGACCTGCTCTTCCGCGCTTACGAGGGTCGGGTGCCGCGCGAGGCGGACTTCGTCTGCTACTGGCACGAGAAGGCGCGCGCTATGGTCGAGGCCGGTGTGGTATGGCGTGTCGGTCTGCTGGCCACACAGGGCATCCGAGGCGGCGCCAACCGCCGCATCCTCGAGCGCATCAAGCGCAGCGGCGACATCTTCCTGGCCTGGGCCGACGAGCCCTGGGTGCTGGAGGGCGCCGCGGTGCACATCTCGTTCGTCGGCTTCGACGACGGCAGTGAGCAGGAGCGTTGGCTGGACGGTGCGCGCGTCACCTTCGTCAACGCCAACCTGACTACGGGCATCGACCTGACGACTGTGCGGCGGCTGCCCGAGAACCGCGGCGTCGCCTTCATGGGTGACACCAAGGGCGGGGCGTTCGACGTCTCCACCGAGTTGGCGGCGCGGTTGCTCACCATGCCGAACCCAGACGGGCGCAGCAACGCCGACGTCGTGCGTCCGTGGGTCAACGGCCTCGACGTCACGCGGCGCCCGCGTGGCATGTGGATCATCGACTTCGGCACTGGCATGCCGTTGGAGCAGGCTGCGCTCTATGAGGGGCCGTTCGAGTATGTGCGCGAGCACGTGAAGCCCCAGCGCGACTCGTCGCGGAGCACGAGGGCCGAATGGTGGCTTCACGAACGTCCGCGAGTCGACATGCGCGCGGGGCTGGCCGGCCTCGCGCGCTTCGTCGGCACCCCCATCGTCACCAAGCACCGACTGTTCGCGTGGCTGCCGGCAGGTACGCTGCCTGACCACCAGATCATCGTCTTCGCCCGCGAGGACGACTACTTCTTCGGCGTGCTGCACTCACGTCCGCACGAGCTTTGGGCGCGCGGCCTAGGCACGCAGCTGCGCGAGGTGGAGTCGGGCTTCCGCTATACCCCGACCTCTACCTTCGAGACCTTCCCCTTCCCCGCAAGTCCGCCGGCGGATGCGGCCGCGGAGGTGGCCGATGCGGCGCGGCAGCTCAACGAGCTACGCGTGGGCTGGCAGAACCCACCCGGATTGACTCCCAGCGAGCTCGCCAAACGCACGCTGACCAACCTCTACAACTCGCCGCCGACCTGGCTTGGGCAGTCGCACGAGCGGCTCGACCGTGCCGTACACGCGGCCTATGGCTGGCCCTATCCACTCGACGACGACGAGGTGCTTGCGCGCCTGCTCGAGATGAACCTCAGCGCAGGCGGCCAGGATCACTGAGCTGCGGAGGAGTCCCCAAGGGTTCAGTGCCCGCCTGGGTCCGAGGTGCCCGACGCAACTCTGAGCGCACCTAGGGAACAGAGATGGCCGGCTCTCCGCTTGAATCGTAGCCGACCAACTCGTACTTGAGGCCGTTCGTCCAGTACGTATAGTCGCCCTTTCGCTCTCGCTTTCTCATCGGCAGGAGGGTGTAGCCGTTCAGCGGCCATGACTGCACGTACTCGGCCAGACCGTCGGCGTTGACGCTCGATTCGTCGGGGTAGAGGTTCGAGTGGTCGGCTGCCCACGCCTCGATGCCTGCCTGGATCGCCCGGACCCCATCCTTGGTCCTCGATTCCTCGGGCGAATCCGTCAGGTTGGACCAAGCAGTCTGCGGAACGCCCACGATGAACATCACAACCACGCCCAGCGTCAGCGTCGTACCCACTGACGAGATGACGAGTCCAGCCATCGACAATCCATGCTGCTGCCCGTTCCTCGACTCGCGTCTGAGGTCCCGCCATGAGAAGACGACTGCGAAGGGCCAGAGCACCGGCAGCAGAAACCCGACGAGCGAGAGGACGAAGCCAACGATGCCGCCGTGCTGAGGAACCGGGTGAGCGGCAGGCAACACGGCGTCGGCGGCTGACGCAACGCCGGCAGGCTCATCGACCGCTGTCACTTGCTCGGCCGACGGAGTCATCTCCTGCGCCCGAGATGGCACCACTGGCGAAGCCTGCCTTCTAGGGCGCCTGGCGGGCAGTCTCTCCACGACGATGGTGCCGGCGACCATGTCGCCCACGCGCTGCGAGCGCCGGCTGAAGAGGACGCAGACCAAGGCGACGGCCATGAGGGCGAGGCTGCCGATGGTGACAACCTTGAAGAGGTTGCGGACCAGAGCTTGGCCCCAGCCGATGGCGCCTCCCTCGGCGCGGATCACATGGGCCCTGAACGGCATCTTCCCGACCGTTCGGCCCAGGGTCGCTTCGAGGACGACCAGATAGAGCAGGAGAACGATGAGAGCTGCGACTCCCAGAAGCGCATCTGAGTTCACACCGAATGCATCGAGGACGGCCACGGCTATGGACATGGGGACGAGGATGATGGCGAGATCGATCACCGTTGCCAGCAGTCGAACCCACCATGCGGCGTACAGCGTCGCACTCTCTGCTGCCGCTTCGCTTCCCTGCAAGTCGCCTCCTAGAGCTTGGATGCGAATCCGAGTCGTGTCGCCGTACGAGCCTAGCACCCGCCATGAGGGCAGTCACGGCCAAGATTATTCAGCCCCCCGCACTCTCCCTCGCTACCCTCCCCAGCGTCATGCACGCCCCGACGCAGCGCAGGTCCGAGGAGTCCTACGTCGCCGCTCCCCTTCGGCGACGGCCCGTCTTCGCAGACGCCCATCTGCTTGGCTCCTTCTCGCTCCTCGCTGCGCTGTGTCGGGTCGTGCGTCCCGAGCGCGAGCGGGGAGCAGGCCTCGGCTGCCGGTGGTGGCCGGCACAGATGCGGCGCCGGCGCCCCGCTCGCGCGACCCATCGCACAAAGGAGCGCAGCGTGAACATCGTCGAAGCCATCACTCTCGTCGCCATGATCCTGCTCGCCGGCGGCGTCGCCAGCCGCCTGGTCGAGTTCATCAAGGGCTCGGGCTGGAGTGCCCGCGCGAAGTGGATCCTCTCCGTCGCCCTCTCGATCGCCGTCGGTCTTGCCACCAGCTGGCTCGCCGGCGACGTGCTCGGTCTCGTCTCCACCTGGGGCACCCTGACCGCGGCCCAGGTCTTCGCCTTCATCGGCGCCGTCTACGCGACTGCCAACGGCTTCTACGTGCTCTGGTTCAAGCCGCGCGCCTCGAAGGCTTCTCATTCCGTCAGCTGAGCCCGCTACTATGCACGTACACGAACACATGTTCGTGTCCGCTCTGAGTCCAGGGGCCACCTGCATCGGGCGCAACCACGAGGAAGCCGCGGCCGGGGCGTGATACCGGCCCAGGAGGAGCGCGTGTCTGAAGATCGCCTGAGCCCGAGAGAAGCCGCCGCGTACATCGAGCGCGAGTGGCATCTCCGCGTCCATCCGGAAACGGTGCGACGCTGGGTCGCCAAGGAGGCCGTGCGGGCGACACGGACCTCTGGCGGCCGGATCCTGATCGACCCTGCCGACCTGCATGCCGTGTTCGACGGACCGTCCGAAGCGGATGGTAATGACTGAAACGAGAGCAGCAGGTAGACTCTCTAGGTTCACTCGACCCTGGGAGAGGCGTGGGCGAGCACTACATGACGCTGGGCAAGGCCGAGGAGTATCTCCTTGAGCACTACGGGATCACGTGGTCCCGACCGACGTGGCGCAAGTACATCCGCACCGGCGCCCTGCGCGGCAGGCAACTCGGCGAGCGCGGTTGGTGGTACGTCACGCGCGAGTCGATCGACGACTTTCTGAAGCCCCAAGCCTGACCCGGTCCACTACTTGACTCATGCTTCAGCGTGGGGTAAAAACTGAAAGGGAACGCAAACATTGAGAGGAAGGAGGCGCGCAGAGAGCCCACCGAAGACGGGTAATCGAAACAAGGGGAAGGGATGATCAAAGAAGAAGGCTCCCCCGCCTGGACAGCATCAGGGAGCCCCCAGTCCGCTAGGACCACCTACCAAGCTAACACACCGCGCGCATCCGCGCACCGCCTCACCCTGAGCGATCTCGCCGGCATGGCCGTCGTCTCGCTCGGCCTGGCCGCCATCCTCATTGGGCTCTGTGCCCTCGTCTGGTTGGTGGCCTGATGGGCTACTACGACCCGCCCGACGACGTCTGGTACCGCTGCCCGAAGTGCGGCTGTTCGCAGGAAGACGCCGAGTATGACCGGGCACGCGACAGCTACGCCTGCCCCGACTGTGGGCTGGAGTACAGCAACGACGACGCGATCAGGGCGCATGAGGACGCCGCCTACGACGCCGTTCTCGCACGGGCGGGCCTCTGATGGCCGCGCCGAGGTTCGGCGACCGCGTGAGCTGCCTGCAGAAGCTGCGGCGCGGACTCGACTTCAGCGAAGAGCGCGAGTACGGGGGCCCGTACAAGAAGGTGTGGCGACGCGAAGCTCTGGAGCCTCGCGTTGGCATCCTCATCGGCTATCGCACCTTGATGGACGTCCGCGTCCACAACTCCGGCCAGCAGAGCGTTGGCAGGCCGCTCTACTTCGACGTGGTCCGGCGCCAGCGCGCCGCCCTCGTCGTATTCAACGGCGCCGAGAACCCGGTGTACGTGCCGGTCGACGCGATGGCTGCGGCATGATCACATCTACCGCCAAGCGCCGCGCCTGTGAGGCGCATGAGCTGACCTTCGACCCTGCCCTCCACGCCTACAAGCTGGACGGCGCGTCGGTGCCGGCCGTGACCACGGTCACCCACGTGCTCGACAAGCCCGGCCTCGATGACTGGCGGGCCAGAGTCGGCTACCACGAGGCCGAGCGCATCGCCAAGCAGGCGGCTCACTTCGGCACGGCACTTCACGCCGCGGCCGCCATCTGGGTCCGCGGCCACAAGCTCATGCCGCTCGACCTCGGCGATCGCTGGCAGCCGACGCTGGATCTGCTGCGCGTGTGGCTCGACCGTAACCTCGTCGAGGTGCTCCACGTCGAGGAGACCATGGCGAGCCCTTCGATGAAGGTCGCCGGCAAGCCAGACCTTGTGTGCCGGCTTCGCGGGCACAAGCTGCCGACCATCGTCGACTACAAGACCGGCAAGGGCGTCTACGAGGGCGACCGCCTGCAGCAGGCCGCCTACCGCGCCATCGTGCGCGAGTGGGTCGGCCTCACCTGCGACCGCCTGATCCTGCACATGCCGGCCCCGGAGTACGGCCAAGCGCCGACGCTCCACCCAATCCCGCTGAGAGCCCACAGCACCGACGAGCTGGCGTTTCGCGCCTGCCTGTCCCTGTGGCACTGGAGTCAAGGAGTGAAGATCTAATGGCTACTAGGCCTGCTGACGTGGTGCCCTTCGAGGCGCCCGAAGTGAAGACCGACCTCAAGCCGATCCGCCTCGCCGCCGCCGACGTGGTCGCGAGCGCTACGGCCCTCGTGCGCCCGCGCACCGAGGCCGAGCTCGAGAAGGCCGCGGCCGCCCTGGTCGCGATCAAGACCCAGGTCGTCGACCCGGCCGAGAAGGTGCGCAAGCACCTGAACGAGCCGATCACCGAGGCGAAGAAGCGCAACGACCGCCTCATCGCAGAGACGCTCACCGTGGGCGACACGTACCTGCCCGAGCTGCAGGAGCAGCTGCGGGGCGGCATCGTCGCCTACCGCTCCCGCGAGTTCAAGCGCGAGACGGCCAAGGCGCAGAAGGCGCTCGACAAGCTCATCGAGAGGGCTGACGGTGAGGCCGAGGTCGTGCCGTTCGTCCCCGGCGGCGCGACGCCGAAGCGCACGGTGAAGACTGCCGGCGGCATGGTGATCGTCGGCGCCCGCCTCAAGTTCGCCGTCACCGACGAGTCGCTGCTCCCCGAGCACTGCTTCATCCGCATCCCGAACGCGAAGCTCATCCAGGGCCTGCTGGAGGCCGGCCAGGACGTGCCCGGCGTGACCGCGGTCTACGAGCTGAACACGACCGTGAGGAGCGCCTGATGCCCGCGGGTAACGGACAGCGGCCAGGCACCGCGCTCGCTCTCATGGCGCAGCGCGTCGCCGTAGAGCCGGCGGAGCTTGAGCGGACGCTCATGCAGACCGCGTTCAAGGGCGCGAGCCCGGCTGAGTTCGTGGCTCTCGTCGCGGTCGCCAACAAGTACGACCTCGACCCCTTCATGCGCGAGATCTACGCCTTCCCGAAGAAGGGCGGCGGCATCGTCCCGCTGGTGCCCATCGACGGGTGGCTGAAGCTCATCCGTGAGCACCCCGACTTCGCCGGCATGGACATCCGCTGGTCCGATGAGATGGTCCAGCCGGCTCCCCAGGCGAAGCGGTGCCCTGAATGGGTCGAGGTCACGATCCACCACAAGAGCCACGCAGACCACCCGACGGTGCACCGCGAGTACATCGACGAGATGTACCGCAACACCGGCCCCTGGAACGACACCACGAAGCGCATGCTCGAGTGGAAGGGCATCAACCAGACCGGCCGCATCGCCTTCGGCCTCTCCGGCATCTACGACCAAGACGAGGCCGAGCGGATCAGCGACGGCGAGGTCATCGAAGGAACCGCGACGGAGGTGCAGACGCTCGGCGACGATGGTTGGGCGAACCTCCTCTCCTCGGCCGCTGACTTCGGCTTCTCTGAGGACGACGTGGTCGCCAACGCCGGCGCCCTGCTGTACGAAGGCCCGGGCCCGGAGATGCCGCGCGCGATCGGTGTCCAACTCTTTCGCGCCATGAAGCAGGCGGCCGAGGAGAACGCCGCCGCGGCGCGCGAGGCCGCTGAGCGCTCGCAGGAGGCCGCGGGGCCGGACGATGGTTCGGCCGCCGTCCAGGAGGGCCCGCAGTCCTCTCAGGGCCCAAGCGACGCGCCTGCGCAGCGAGCGAAGGAGACGCGCAGTCCGTCGCAGATGGCCGCCGACCTCGCCGCTCAGGCAGAGGCCCGAGAGCTGGCGAAGCCGATCGCGCGGCGCGACGTCAACAGGGTCTTCACGCAGGCGACGATCCACGGCGTCGAGGAGCCGCAGCTCCTCGAGTGGCTCCAGGCAGAGATCGGCGTCGCCGGCGTCGAGGAGATTCCGCAGACGCGCCTTGCCGATGTGCTCGCCTATCTCGAGTCCCACAAGGTTGAGCGGGGAGCAGCCTGATGGCTGTCTCCGCTCCCACCACCACCGAGCGCCTCGAGCAGACGCTCTCTGACCCGGTCACCAAGAAGGAGGTGGCCAGGCTGCTCCACATCTCCACCGGGAGCGTCTACGCCTCCTGCCGGCAGTTCGACGCCGCACGGATCCTCGGCGACCTCGAGGGCATGCGCCGGCACGTCCCCTGCATTCATCGCGGGGGAGCGCCGCAGCCGAACGGCACCTACAAGGGCGGCCGCTACATCATCCCGCGCGACGCCTTCATCCGCTGGTACACGAGCGCCGGCCTCGACGGCGAGCTTCTCGACCAGCTGTACGGGGGTGATGCCGCATGACCGCCGTCATCGCGGCGACGGCCTTCACCGTCGCCCTGTACGCCTTCGTCGCCTGGCTTCTTGTGCGCGATCGCCGGGAGCGGCGCGAGCGGAGAGGAGGCCGCCGGTGAGCCTCCTTTCGCACGTGGTCACAGAGCTCGGCCGCGTCGAGCTGCACTACGAGCAAGGTCGCTTCACGACCCGGCGTGAGTTCCGCAGCGCGATCGATGGCCGGCCTCGCACCACGACGATCATGCACAGCCGCCGGTCGGCACTCGAGTGGCACGAGCTGGCGGAGCGTGAGGGCGCGGTGCATGCGGACTTCCCGGAGGAGTCCGCCAATGGCTGAGATCGCCTCGCAGAGCGAAGCCGCGCCCTACCAGCTCTACAAGGATCTCTCGCCTGCCGTCGACGCTGCACTCCGCGCCAGCATCGAGCGCTTCGGCGTGTTGGTGCCGATTGTCAGAGACCAGCATGGCAATGTCTTGGATGGCCATCAGCGACTGCGCATCGCGAAGTCGCTTGGAGCCTCATGCCCGGAGCGAGTCTTCACTGTAGCTGACGAGAATCGAGCCCGAGAGATCGCCCGCACCCTGAACGAAGACCGCCGGCCCATGCCGAAGAGACAGCGCCTCAAGGTCGAGAAGGCGTTGAGACGGGAGGGGCATTCGACCCGGGCCATCGCTGGCGCCGTTGGGGTTGACCACTCCACGGTCGTTCGCGACCTGTCAGGTGGTGCGCCTGCACCACGTGTCACCGGCACCGATGGCAAGTCCTATCCCGCCAAGAGACCGTCGCAGAAGTCAGTTGACAAGAGCCGTGCGGCCACGCGCGAGCGTCTGCAGCGCATCGAAAGCCTCGCGAACGAAGGTCACACAGCAGAGCAGATCGGCGAGGTCATCGGCATGACGCGAGAAGGCGTCAAGAGCGCCGCCAAGAGATCCGGTATCGCTCTTGTTCCTGACCAGGTGATGGGCAGGGGCCGAAGGGTCGATCTCGAGCGCGTCGTGGGCCGTACAGCGGCCAGCCTGGAGGCAGAGGCGCTGAGCCTCGGATCCTTGCCCGACGCACTGCCATTCACGAAAGAGCAGGCCCATGAGTGGGCCGAGTCGATCGCGGAGTCGCTGCGCGTGTTTCGGCGCCTGCTTCGCAACCTGGAGGGCATTTCATGAGTACCAAGCAGATCAACGACGAATCGACGGCTACGCTGGAGTGGGTGCGCCTGGGCGACATGCGCATCCCGCCTCACGCGCAGCGCGACCTCAAACCGCACTTCGTCGACACGCTCGAGCCGTTCGACCCCGACCTCTTCGGCGTCCCTGTGGTCAGCGAGAGAGGCACTGTGTACCACTTGCTGGATGGTCAGCAGCGCTGCGCCGCCGCTCGCAAGTGGATGGGCTCGGAATGGGAGGAGCAGCGCGTCCGGTGCCGCGTCTACCACGGGCTTGGCGACGCCGAGGAGGCCGACCTATTCCTCAAGCTGCAGATCCACCTCAACGTGGGCGCCTTCGACAAGTTCGACAAGGCCGTGAACGCCGGCAGAGAGCCCGAGGTGAGCATCAACGCCGTCGTACAGGCGTGTGGCCTCAAGGTCACCCGCGGGAAGGGTCCGGGCGGCATCGTGGCGGTCGACGCGCTGCGGCACGTGTACGGCAAGGGGAATGGCCAGATCCTCGGCAAGACGCTGCGCATCGTGGTCGATTCCTACGGTGACGCCGGCCTCGAGGGGGCGGTGATCAAGGGCATCGGCATGGTCTGTCAGCGCTACAACGGGGCGCTGGACTTCGACTTCGCCGTGAAGAAGCTCGGCAACGCCCGCGGCGGCGTCAGAGGCCTGCAGAATCTCTCGGCCATCATGAAGGACAGGTTCGGCTGCACGCAGCCAGTGGCCATGGCCGGCGCTGCCGTCGAGATCATCAACCAGGGCAAGGGCGGCAAGAAGCTGCCCGCGTGGTGGAAGGTCGGCAGCGAGGGTCAGCAGTGACGACCGAGGACACCATCACCGTCGAGGCCTACCTCGTCATCGTCGGCAAGCGAAACCGCTACTGGAAGAAGGAGATCTACGAAGGGCGCGTCGCTCGAGCGACGGTCAACAAGCCCAGCCGGCTGCTCCGTGACGAGATCGCCGTGAAGGTGAGGATCGTCGTGCCAAGGGCCTGCTTTGAGCCGCTCAACCTGACCGACGCTGGCCTGGTTGAGGTGCCCTCGCACCACATCCTCTCGCCGGCGTTCTTCACGGAGGAGCCTGCGGAGGAGGGCGATCCAGAGTGATCCCTGAGGACCTCGTCTACTTCCGCGTCAGCCCGCGCATCTGGTACGAGGACGGCTGGAGCGACGATGCGAAGCTGCTCGCGCTCTATCTGCTCACCAACGAGCACCGCATCGCGGAGGGCCTCTACAGGCTGCCCAAGGACTACATCCTGGGTGACCTCAAATGGTCAGCGGAACGGTTGGCGGAACCGTTCGCCCAACTGTCTCGGGACGGGTTCATGAAGTACGACGAAACCGCTCGCGTGGTGTTCGTCGTCAACGCTCTCAAGTACCAGGCGCCGGCCAACGACAACTGCCGAAAGTCGGCGGCGAAGAAGCTCCGCGAACTGCCCGAAACGCCGCTCTTTGGCGACCTTCTAGCCTCGGCGCGGCTCTACTGCGAACCGTTCGCCAAACGGTTGCCTGAACTGTTGCCGGAACGGTTCGGCGAACCCATACCCGAACCTCCAGCTCTAGCTCCAGCTCTTAACTCCAACTCCAAAGAGCACAGTAGACCTAGGGTAGCGGTAGACGAGGCGCCCCCTGTGGATAACTCCGCAGATCAAGAGCGGGGAGAGTCTATCGACCAAGATCAGGCGGCTGACGCCCCAGCCTCGGATGCTGCACCGGCGTGCACTTCAGAGCGGCCCGAGGTACCCGACGCCATCCTGGCCATCGTCGCCGAGATCACTGGCGTCGAGGCCGACACCGCGGACGCTGAGCTGACCGCAGCGGCCGCCGGCCTGCTGGCTCGCATCGACGAGCTGGTGGCGGCCCAAGGGCCGATGCTCGAGGGGCGCCGAGACGACTGCCGGCGGAGCGCATTCGAGCGAATCCGGGTCCGCAGCGCCGAGAAGCGCATCGGCAACCTGCCCGCCTACCTGCGGGTGGCGACGAAGCGTGCAGGCCACCTCGGTGACCTCGTCGGAGACGACCTGGTCAAGGAGCTACGAACCGCCCGACGGCCGAAGCGCAAGAGCGAGCCGCGGCCCATCGCGGAGGCTCTGCCGCCCGGCTTCGCGCAGTCTCGGGGCGCTGCGAACGGCTTCGAGCCCACCGAAAGCGGGGCGGCATGACCGCCCTGACCAAGAAGAGCCCCGGCGCTGCAGCAACAGCCCGGGGCGTGACGACGCCTGCAAGGAGGCGATCGCATGGACGACTCTACAGCCCACCCCGGCCGGAAGGCCGAGGTGTACCGCGCGCTGATCAAGCCCGGCGACGCGATCGAGACGCCGGACGGCGAGCTGTGGGTGGTGACCGAGGTGCTTGCCGAGCAGCTCGCTCTGGTGAGCGCCTACCGCAGCGCAGACGAGCGGATTTGCGCCGACGTCTACGAGCCGACGCACACCGTCGTGCCGGCCGCCATGGTGACCAAGGTCGCCGATGCGCGCCGGGTGCGGCGCTGAGAAGCCAACTGACCATCACGAAGGGGAGAGAGACCGCATGACCACGCAGACCGAGATGTTCCCGAAGACCGAACTCGACCAGGCGCACGCCGTGCTGACGCACCTGCTGAACGAAGAGGAGAAGGCCGGCACCGCGGTCGAGAACGCGGAGAAGAAGCTGAGCGAGGCGATCGACCGGGTGCACAAGCAGCGCCGCGTGATCGCCTGGCTGCAGGACAAGATGCCGGCGGCCGAAGCGGCGCCGGTGGAGGGCGAGGTGGTCGAGGCTGAGGACGTCGAGGACGCGGAGGTCGTCGACGAGTCCCACCAGATCGAGGGCGACACGGTCGACCCGATCACCGGCGAGGTGACGAGCAAGGAGGAGCGCGCCGGCGACGTCGCCGCGGTCCAAGTCGAGCACCCTGACGGCACCGTCGCTGAGCGCGAGGTCGGCGAGTACACGACCTACGGGCAGCTGGCGGCCGAGTGGGCCGCCGAGAAGCACGACGAGCGCGAGCTCAGCCACTACGCGATTCTGGGGGCAGCCGATGGCAGGCTGCGCCGGCTGCGCGACGTTGTCGCAGTCGATGACCGCGGCGCCGAGCTCATCGTCATCGACCTCGACAGCGATGAGGACATCGCGATGTGCCCGGACTGCCGGGGCGACGGCCGCATCCTCGATCGCACCGGTGGCGGTCACAACGGCACGTGCGAGACCTGCAGCGGCTTCGGCGCCGTCGATCGCAGCGAGGTCGGCGAGGCGCAGGAGCCGGCTGCGTGACTGCCCCGCGGATCCTCGCGCTTGACCTCTCGCTGACGCGGACCGGCGTCTGCCGGCCCGACGGCAGCTGCAGCGTGATCCGCACCGGCCACCTGCGCGGTATGCCGCGCATCGACGACATCGCGCGCCAGGTCCAATCCCTGGCGCGCGGCGCCGACCTGGTGGTGATCGAGGGCTACTCGTTCGGCAGCCAGGGGCGGGCGACGTTCGACGTGGCGGAGCTCGGCGGCTGCGTGCGCTTCCTGCTCCACCGGCTCGGCATGCAGTACGTCGACGTGCCGCCGGCGACGCTCAAGAAGTTCGCGACCGGCAAGGGTAACTCGCCAAAGGACGCGATGATCGCCGAGGCCATCCGGCGCTTCGGCTTCGCCGGCTTCGACAACAACGAGGCCGACGCCTACCTCCTCTGGTGCCTCGCTCGGCATGCCTACGGGGTGCCGGTCGTCGACGTGCCGAAGGTCCAGGCCGAGGCGGCCGGCAAGGTCGCCTGGCCGCAGGCCGTGGAGGCACGCTGCGCATGACGTTGGGGCGCTCATCGGAGCCGCAGGGGCCTCCGCCCTTCGCGGGCATCGATGAGCGCCCCACGTGCCCCCGCTGCGGCTCCTACCTGCGCGCCGGCCACGAGCCGAGCGCCGACAACCCTCACGGCCTCTGCGACCCCTGCCTGCGCCTGTTGCGCTCGTGCGCGCCGTTCGCCGGCATCCAGCGCACCGAGCAGGCGCCGGCCGACGTGAACCTCCTCGAGCTGGTCGCCGGCATCATGCTGACCCACGACGCGCTGCACCCCGGCCAGCCGCTCTACCTGCGGGAGGCGCTCGCCGAGTACGGCGTCGAGGCCGACCACGTGAAGATCTGGCAGACGGTGGGCAAGCTGCGGCGTCGGCACGGGCTCGTGATGAGCGGCGAGCCGCGGGAGCCGGGCTACCGGGTCACGGACTGGACGTGGGAGGCGAGGAGGGTGAGGAGCTCGGTGAGGTCAGGTTGA